GTTCTCGCCAAGGAAATGAAACTAGCAGAAAAGAGGAAGGCAAAAAATGGCAGGAGAAAAGGGCAGCAGAATCAGGCAAGTCAGAGCAGCTCTACGCGCTGCGCCTGATGGTTTAACAGTAGCGGAAATCATTGAGAAGGTGCCTCGCCTCGACAAGGACTATGTAAGCAAAATCCTCAACTCGATGCCAGATGCCTACATCGACCGCTGGGTGTCGATTTACGGCGGCCGCTGGTTTCGGGCGGTCTGGTGCGTGGTAGTACCGCCAGAAGATTGCCCGAGGCCGCATAGAAGAAACGAACCGGAGATTTATTAAATGGAAAACGAAGAACGCAAAACGATGCGCGAGCACATCATATTTCTTGGCACTCAACTCGAGGCCGAGCGCAAAAAGAACATGGCAAAGAGCGAGCTGCTGCGCCGCTTCCTTGACCGCGAAGACCTTGGCTGGGCAGTAAGCGACGAGGTTCGCAGACTTGCTTACCAAGTCCTGACGGACGAATACCTGCAAGAGCGCGAAAAGGAGATGGCCCATGATTGAACTGCGCCCCTCAGCAGCCTCGCGCTGGATCGCCTGCCCCGCTAGTGCGCGCTTGTCCAAGGACATCCCGCCAACGCCATCCGGGGACGCCGCGCAAGCTGGGACTGCGATTCACGCGCTCGCGCAGGACTGCTACCTCTTCGGCGATGACCCGATGGACTCAATAGGCGTGACCCTCGAAGGCGTCAAGCTCGCCGAGTGGCACTGCCAGATGGCAGCAGACCACCTCCAGTGCATCAAGGACATTGAGGACTTCGTCGGCCCGATCAATCTCAAGATCGAGCATAAGGTGTCGTACCTAGAAACCGAGAAGGTGCGTCTGCGCGGCACTGCTGACGTGATCGGCGCATCAAAGGACAAAGGCGTCCTTATCATCGCCGACCTCAAGACCGGCGCTCAGTACGTCGACGAGGACAGCGATCAGCTCAAGGTGTACGCGCTGGCCGCGATGCGCTCGATGAACTTGAAGCAGATCGACACGATCGAGCTTCACATCAATCAGCCGCGCACTGGCGGCGTCAGGGTCCACGTCATGAAGATCGACGCCCTCATGGCCTGGGAGAACAACGTACTCATTCCAGCGATCACCGAGGCTATCGATCCGAACTGCCAGCCTCGGCCATCGGAGAAAGCCTGTCAGTGGTGCCCGGCCAAGCTCACATGCCCGGCGCAGAAGGAGTCGTTCGAGATCATCGAGGCGCAGCCCAACGTCACCGCGATGACGAAGGAGGACATCAAGGCCGTTATGGTCAGGCTCTCCGATCAGCAGGTAAGCGATTTGCTTGACCGCGCGCCTGTCGTCGAGTCATTTATCGACGCGCTACGCAAGCACGCCCTCGAGCGCATGAAGGACGGGGGCACTCTGCCTGGATGGCAGCTCGCGCCCAAGCGGGCAGCGCGCAAGTGGGCGAGCGAGGAGAGTGCGAAAGTAGCACTCCTCGAAGCAGGACTTAATGAGGATCAACTCTTTCCAAGAGAAATGATCTCTCCAGCGGTAGCAGAAAAGCTACTGCCTAAAGAGCAGCGGGAGATTCTTGAAGAGCTAACCGTAAAGGAAAGCTCGGGAATCACCATTGCACGCGACGCATCCCTGCGTCAATAATGCCCGTTCACCGGGTCAACCTTAACCTTTGAAAGCGAAACGCGAAATGCTTAATCTCTCTTCTGGCGGCGGCTCTGGAAACTTCATCCGCTTCTCACCTCAAGCCAACGCCTGGACAAACAGCGACGGCAACGAGGTGCAACTGAAAAAGGTCGTCTTCGACCTCGACAACGTGCAAACCGGATGGCTCCTCCTCGGGGTCGGTGTGCGCGATTGGCAGCCCGATTCGGCCATTGGCCGTAAGGGCGCGCAGCCTACACCCGAGCACAAGCGCGGGTTTCTCGTGAAGTTCTACAACAAGGAACTCGGCACCGCTGAATGGTCCTCTAACGGCGTCGGCCCGAACATGGGTTTGGAGCAGCTCTACGTCAAGTGCATCGAGGAGCGCAAAGCCCTGCCGCTGAACGAGTCCCTCTTGCCTGTCTGCGAATACAAGGGCAGCAAGATGGAGAAGATCGGCAAGGGCACCACGCGCATCCCTCAGTTCGAGGTGGTGAATTGGATTGCTCGGCCTGCGGGTATGGATGCTGGTGGCGGTGCAATGGAGGAGGAGTTCTCCGAACCTGCTCCCGCACCCGCTAGGTCACCTGCGCCTGCGGCGAAGACAGCAGCGCAGCTGGCGGTCGAGGAAAACGAAGACGAGATGTTCTGACATCAAGTCACGAGGAGGCCGGGGCCAGATGGTCCCGGTTTTTTTGACTCTGAAAAAAACTCAGATGAACAAAATCGAATTTGGAGACTGCCGCGACACCATGCGGCGATGGGCGGCTGATGGCGTGAAGGCGCAGATGTGCGTAACATCGCCGCCGTACTTCGGCCTACGGGACTACGGCCATGAGGGTCAGATCGGCCTTGAGCATACGCCAGAGGAGTACATCGCCGCGATGGTCGAGGTGTTCCGTTGCGTGCGCGATGTGCTGGCCGATGATGGGACGCTGTGGCTGAACATTGGGGATAGTTACAACACATCCCCTGCTGGAAACAAAACATGGGGTGATGGTGTTGGGACTAACAAAGCCTATGAAGAACACCAAATACATCGTGGTAAAAAAATAATTAAATCTCTTAAACCCAAAGACCTTATCGGCATCCCTTGGATGCTGGCCTTTGCACTCCGCGCTGACGGTTGGTATCTGCGTCAGGACATCATCTGGCACAAGCCCAACCCCATGCCTGAGTCGGTGCGTGACCGCTGCACCAAGGCGCACGAGTACATCTTCCTGTTGTCGAAGTCGGACAAGTATTTTTACGACCACGCCGCGATCCTTGAGGACGCCAAGTGGGAGCGATGGGGCGACCAGACAGTCATAAAGGAGCAGCAAGGCACCGCGAAGTGGATCGGCAACAAGTCCAAGGCGGAATTGCAAGCTATCGGCAAAAAGAATCGCCGCAGCGTCTGGACAGTCGCCACCCGCCCCTACAAGGGCGCTCACTTCGCCACCTTCCCGCCCGCCTTGATTGAGCCCTGCATCCTCGCTGGCAGCAGACCGGGCGACATCGTGCTCGATCCCTTTATGGGTAGCGGCACAACGGCTCAAGTCGCATTGCAGCATGGCCGTCAATATCTTGGCTGCGAACTTAACCCGGAATACGGATCGCTTCAGCAGGAGCGCATCAATCAGGTCACCAAGGAAGAATCAAATCAGCTTTCTTTGGTCTTGGAGTAATAAATGCAAGCCGAACAAATAGCAAAAACTCTGGGCAACGCCAAGAAGGTAAACGGGCAGTGGCTGCGTGCTCATGGTGGATCAGATCCTCAGAGCATGGTTGTGGAGATGCCGGTAATGCATGTTTATGACAGAAAGAGGCAGCGCGCAGCAGTGCCCGGAGCGGCTAGGAAACGCTCGGCATAGCGGCGCTCGGAACGGCAGGGATTGGCTAGGCTAGGTTATCAGCAGATCAGGAATTTACCAAAGTGCCTGATCTGGTGGCAACGCTATCAAGTAGGGCGGGGATTGGCACTGCGCGGCGTGGCTTTGCAGGGACCGGCATGGCAAGCCAAGGCAAAGCAAGGCAACCTTAACGAAAGAAACTCATGACAACTGCAACAACTTCAGACACACGACTTAACATCGTACAGCGACGAATCAAGCTCAAAGGTGTCACTCCCATGATGTTTGACCGATATGCTGGCGACAACCAAACGAAACTGGAATGGCATCAAAAAATCTACCTAAGACCGGGGACACAAAACCTGTGCCTCCCGACTCTAAACTTGGTTTCCTTCTTCACCGCACACAACACGAACTCAGCACCCAAGAGGCTGCGCGACAAGAGGGTCTACAAGTCAATCTGCAACGCAATCCTGAGCTTCGTCAACATCACCGCTACGGACGGTAATGCAGAGAACATTCTGATACACCGCGATGGCAAGCCAATCGAGGTTGGCACGTTCACAGACCGCATAGACGAAACTAGCGGCATCTACCTCCATCGGGCCGTGGCAAGGCTTGATAAGGGCATCCCAAATCCTAAAGAGCGCCCTGTTCTGCCCTGCCCTTGGGAGCTTGAGTTTGACCTGACGATCTACCCCAACAAAGAGATCAAAGAGCAGGAAATTAAGAACCTACTCAAAGAGGGTGGAATGGCTATTGGACTTGGGACGTTCCGTGGCGTATTCGGTAAATTTGACGTTACTTCTTGGGAGTAAGCATGAGAGACAGCGACATTATTGATATATGGCGCAAGCACAAGGAAGTTCACGCATTTGCTAACGAGATTCTGAACATCGAGCGCAAGATCTGTGCAGAGATTGCCGACCAGAATGAGCGCAAGCATGAACTACGTCAAATTAAAGGCAAGTGGGAATGGGTTAGTCCAGCCGCTGAGGCTATCAGAGCGAGAATCGTATGAAGTACATGGACAATCAAGATCCCATGCCACTATTCGACGACTGGGAAGGTGGTTTCCCTTACAAGAAAGACCAAAAATGAAGTCTAGAATTCTTGACCCAAACTTTAAGTACATCAACGCTGCAGCGACCAATGTCCAAGAGACATGGCGAAAATTCGGATGGAAACCACTAAATGAAATGCCCCAAGTGCGGAGCGTGGAGCCTAGTAAAGGACACCAGACAGAAGAACGGGATCGTCCAAAGATCCAGAGAGTGCGGTAATGAACATCGTTTCACCACTGAAGAGCGGGAAATCACATCTAAGCCTCGTGGAAGGCCCAGACTTCGCAACATGGAAGACGGAGACTCTAGTTCAGTTCGCTAAACAGGCTCATGAGCGCATGAAGGCTCAAGAAGAGCAAATAGAAGCCCTACGGATGGATGTCAGGGCCGCAATGGAATCTTATCGCAAATTGCTTATAGAGAGCCAACGTCGATAACCTTGCCTCTGAACTCAATCTTGTCTTTAGCCCAGCGGTGAACAAGCTCAGGCCACAGCAACCTGCCATTGTGAAAGGTCAGCACGGCAAACCCAGACCTCCAGTTCACAGGATTGTCCTCAAGATAGTCCGTGAATTGGGGTCCATCCGTCTCCGCTAAAGTGCCCGTATCAACGCCAAACCTATTCCCTGCGTAATCAGCAAACGGGGTCACTTTGAGGCTGTGCAAGTGCCCAGTAACGATGTTTAGGCCAGCGTTAACCGTGTTGTTGTGGGTGGCATGAAGCCCTCCCTTGAACCTGTGCTTGACAACCACGTTTTCTGTGGGCCAGCATGACCAGCATGGAACCCAGGCAGGGAAGTGATCCGATAGCTTAAAACCACCCACAGCCATGTATTCAGGGACTGTATTAGCCAATCGGTTCTCAAACCTTGCGTCGTGGTTGCCCAACGCCCAGACCAACTTGGCACCCTTAGATGCGTCTTCAATCTCGCCCAGACTAGCCTCACAAGCGCGTAGTTCCTGAATGACGGTCGGCTTGGAATCCCACCCGATCCTGGGGAATCTACTGATGGCAGATCCGTCAAATGCGTCTCCATTATTGATGATAGCTTTTGGCTTTAGCTCCTTGATAGCCCAAAGCAATCCCTTGAACGCAGTAGACCTGATCCCAGGCCAGAAATGGGCATCAGAGAACACCAAAACAGTCCCATTCTCAATGCCAAGATGATGCCTTGCCATTGATGGCTGAACAGATTCAGTCTGGCCTGTTGTGTTCCCAGAAGCAGATCTTGTTATCAGCAGTTGTTGGGTTTTGTTCTCAATCCTGTTGCGACGGGCCATGATGCCGCGCTCAGAAACACCAAGAATCCGAGCGATCTTGACAGGCGATTGATATTTATCCCAAAGCTCAATAAATTCTTCTTCACTGACAACCGGCTTTGGCATATAGTGCCCTCTCTAGTACGTTGATTACGCGATGCTCCACAGACTCCAAGTCCTCGGGAGTCGCTGACCTATCTTGGGCTGTTGTTATCAGGTCGTATAGGAAAACGTGCAAGCACTCGTGGAGTGCCGTCATGGACAGCGTTTCGCTGTTGATGGGAGAAGCGCCAAAGTCACCTAGCTGGTAGGTGCCTAGTCTGGCTTGGTTATCGCACTGCATAGAAGCCATAGCGCCCTTGGCTGGCTTCATACTGCGCTCCAGTCTCCAATCCATTAGATTGAGGACCGTCTGCCAGTGTTTAACGCATTCGTCGAACTCTAAAGCCTGCTCTACAGTAGGCCTGTTTTGCGGTTTTGCCATAACTGCC